ATGAACGCTCCAGTCGAGGCGATCACGCCAGGCTACTACCGCGACCTCAGCAACGAGGCCTACCACGGCGGGCCAGGCGTTTCGAAGTCGCAGCTTGACCTGATCCACAAGAGCCCCGCGCTGTACCAGTGGAGCAAGGCCGCTCCAGAGGACGAGGAGAAGAAGTCAGCGCTAAACATCGGCGACGCAGTGCACGCCATCCTGCTTGAGCCGCACAGGTTCGCTGAGCAGTACGCCATCGGGCCGGCCGACGCGCCGCGCAACACCAAGGCCGGCAAAGAAAAATGGGAGGAGTTCGAGGCCGGGCTGAATGGCCAGACTGTCCTAACCGCCGACGAAGGCCGGAAGGTGATGCTGATCCGCGAGAGCGTGATGGCCCATCCGCACGCACGCTGGCTGATTGAGGCCGAGGGCGATGCAGAGGCCAGCATTTACTGGAAAGAGCAGACGACGGGTCTCCTGGCTCGCTGCCGACCTGACAAGACAATCACCTCGCTCGGCTGGATCGCCGACGTGAAGACGACTGGCGACATGGAGAAGTTCGCCCGCTCCGTCTACGAGTACCGCTATCACGTCCAGGACCCGTTCTACTGCGACGGCTACGCAGCGCACTTTGGCGAGCAGCCGGCCGCGTTCGTGTTCCTGGTCGTCAGCACAAGCATCGAGTGCGGGAAGTACCCGGTGCGCCTTTTCACACTCGACCACGAAGCCAAGTCGATCGGTCGAGACACCTACATCGAGGACATGGCCACCTACGCCGACTGCATCCGCACCGGTGAATGGTCTGGCGTGGAAACCCTCTCGCTGCCCTACTGGGCCAAGGATCGAAGATGAGCACTGAGAACGTCGCACCCTTCTCGCAGAAGGACATGCAGCAAGCCACCGGCCAGCAGGTCAAGCCACGTAGCCCAGCCGACAGCCTGGCCGCAATGCTTGCCAGCCCGAAGATGAAGGCGCAATTCGCCGCGGCGCTGCCAAAGCACATGACGGCTGAGCGGATGGCGCGGATCGTCACTACCGAGATCCGGAAGACCCCGGCGCTGGTCAAGTGCGATCAGCACAGCTTCCTCGGCTCGGTCATCCAATGCGCCCAGCTGGGCCTGGAGCCGGGCAACTCTCTCGGTCACGCCTACCTGCTGCCCTACGGGAACCAGGTGCAGCTGATCATCGGCTATCGCGGCATGATCGACCTGGCACGCCGATCCGGGCAGATCGTGAGCCTGTCGGCGCGCACCGTGCGCGAACACGACGAGTTCGATTATCAGCTTGGCCTGCACGAAGACCTGACGCACAAGCCGTTCGAAGGCGAGCACGCCGGCGAGATCACCCACGTCTATGCGGTTGCTCGACTACAGGGCGGCGGCGTCCAGTTTGAGGTGATGAGCAAGGCCCAAGTCGAGGCCGTCCGCGCACAGAGCAAGGCCGGCAAGTCTGGCCCGTGGGTCAGCCACTGGGAGGAAATGGCGAAGAAGACGGTTATCCGCCGCCTCTTCAAGTACCTGCCAGTGTCGGTCGAGATTCAGCGCGCCGTCACCCTGGACGAGGCCGCAGAGGCTGGGCTGCCGCAGGGTAACGAGTACGTATTCGATGGAGATTTTGAAGTGGTCAATGACGCAAGCGGAGCGCAGCAATAATGGCAAAACACAAATACGACGTGGTAGCCACGGTTGGAAAGTACGAGAAGAACGGCGAGACCAAGTACATCAGTCGGAAGGTCGGCGCGGTCATCCAGACCGACAAGGGCTTCCGTATGAAGATGGACGCCTTCTTCAATCCGGCCGGCTGCAAGGTCGACGAAGACGGCTCAATCTGGCTTGCCCTGTTTGAGCCGCGCGACGATCAGCAGCAGGGCCAGCCGCAGCAACAGCGTCAAGGCCAGCCGCAGCGCAGCCAGCAGGCCGCACCGCCTGATTTTGATGACGACCTGCCATTTGCCAACCCCTACCGCGGCGCCCGCTCGCTGCTGATCTGATCCACCGGGCGCCCAGCGCGCCATCCTCCCCGGTACACACCCATGCTCATAGACAACCATGCCATAGCGCAGGGCGAGGCTCTGCGCGCGCAAATTGACGCGGCCACGGCTGCATTCCTGAACGCTGGCGGAAAGATCCAGCTGCTGCCGGACAGCATCGGCAAGCCGATAGAGATTAAGCCGGTGGCGTTCAACAACGCCGGCAACCTGGAGGCGGACCAGCGCAGCCGAAAGCGTGGCGCGAGGGCTTCTGCAAGGTCTGCAGGTGCAGCATGACCCGCGACGAATACCTAAGCCGCGCCCATGAGTTCGCGCCGCGTGGTGAGCGCCTACCGCACGCCAGGCTGAACGCAGACCTTGTGCGAGCAATACGCATCAACCGCCGCGGCCTCACTGCGCGCCAGTGGGCAGAACAGCTCGGCGTCCACCAGCGAACCATCGACAAGGTACGCGACTACCGCAGCTGGCGGCACGTCGCCTAGGAGGAGAGATGACTTGCGCAAGCCCACTGGCCGGCAGGAGGCGCACGGAATACCGGCACTGGACGCCGGCAGATGACGCAACACTGGCAGAACTGTATGCCACCAAACCCATCACCGAGATAGCAGCCTTGATGGGGCGCGGCACTGGCTCGATTCACAATCGCGTGTCGAAACTCGGACTGACGCGACCGGATGAGTTCAAGGAAATCACAGGCTGCGGAAGATTCAAGCCCGGACACAAAACCTGGAACGCAGGCCGCAAGGGATGGCAGGCAGGCGGCAGGTCAAAGGACACGCAGTTCAAGCTTGGCGGCAAGCCCTCGAACACCTGGCGCCCCATCGGAGCGGAGCGCACCGACAAGGGCGGCATCCTCTACCGCAAGGTTGCTGACACCGGCAACAAGCGAACTGACTGGCGCCCGGTCCACGTGATGTTGTGGGAAGAGCACAACGGCGCCGTGCCGACAGGTCACTTCCTCGTCTTCAAGGATCGCACCCCCGCCAACATCTCAATCGACAACCTCGAGCTGGTCACCCGCGCGGAGAACATGCGCCGCAACTCAATCGACCGCTATCCGCCCGAGTATCGCCAGGCAGCCATAACGCTCGGCTGGTTTAAGCGGAAGCTGAACAAACTGGAGAAAGCCAATGAACAACCTATCTGACCTGCGCGCGATCCTCGGCGAAACCATGCGCAAGGTGATGGACGGACAGATCAGCGTCGACCAGGCCAAGGCCGTTGCGATGGTAGCCGGCGAGGTGAATGCCACGGCACGGCTAGAAGTGGATATGGCCCGCGCTACCGATGGCGATTTCCGGGGCAGTGGGTTTATCGACGTTGAGCCGCGCATCGGTCAGCGCGAACCGCTACGCAGGATTGCAGGGTGATGGGCGAGCGCACCTACACCCTGACCCTAACTGAACGCCAGGCCGCTGAACTGCAAGAGGCCTGCGAGCTGCTAGCGCGGATCAAGATCGGCCAGATCGACCACGCCATTGAGCGGCTGCCGGGCTTCTACGACCGGCGCGACTGGGAGCAGGTCCACGCCACGCGGCACGAGATACAGCGCCTGGCGAACACGCTGATGCCGGAGGCCACAAAGCGCCGAGAGGATGGCGTTGCGTGGGACTTGTATCAGGTCATCCGGCATCGCCTGTCATGGGATCGCGCACACGACCAGGGCGTCATCAAACCCGGCGAGCCGCGCAAATGGCCCGAGATGATGGGCGTCTGCTACGACGAGCCACTGGCAATGAGCGGACTGCCGCTGGCCACAATCAAGGAGACAGATCAATGAACGACACACTGAAGGCAGTGCGCAACCTCGGCGCCGAGCTGGGGGCTGCGAAGGCGGAGGTGGAGCGGTTGCGCGGGCTGCTGCGCACCGCATGGCGGCTCAGGCCCGATCACGACTATCACGACGAGCACATGCAGGCAGAGCAGAAGGCGTGGGAGGTTGAGACCGCAGAAGTGCTGAACGCAGCGGACGCCCTATCCCAGCAGGCCGAGCCCACCGACACCTACACCGCCGTCGACATGGCCACAGCCGCAGCGCAGGGGTTCAGGGATGGGCAGGAGGCAGTAGAGCAAGCCCCCGCGCCGGACGAGCGGGAGGCTCCGGTTGTGGTGGCGACCGCAATTCTCGGCGGAATTTATCATGGCGGCTCCGGGCCTGAGCTTGGGGAAATAGACATTGAAGTCTGCATGCCAGCGCTTGAGGCGCTTCAGTGCGAGACGGTGAATAGCTCTGATGACGTTTTCTTGCCGCTGATGTCCGTCGCCCAACACGAACGCATCGTGGCTGCACTCACACGCCCCGCGCAGACCGAGCAGCAGCCTGCTTACGTTGAGTGCCGCGAGTGCACAGACTGCGGTCATGTCGGCATCAACGACGCTCACCAGACAGACGCGACGTGCGCGATGTGTGACTGGAGCGGGCCGAGCCCGGTCGAGGATCAGTGCCCTGACTGCGGCAAAGAGAACGCGATGGGAGCGGCCTGCCCTAAATGCAGCGGCCGCTATCGGATTCTGGCCGAGACACACGTTGCCGCCCCCATCGCGCAGACCGCCCCGCAAGGCAAGTTCCGCATGGGCGACCGCGTGAAGAAGTCCACCGGCAGCGAGTGGGTTGGCCGCGTGGTTGGCTGGTACTCGACCGCGCAGACGCCAGAGGGCTACGCAGTCGAGAGCAGCGCGCATCGCAACAGCGTGCAGATTTACCCCGCCAAGGCGCTGGAACTGGTGCCCATGGCTGCGAAGGAGGCGTGATATGGGCATCACAACGAAAACCATAACCGTCTGCTGCTGTGATGTCTGCGGATCGGAGTGTGCGCCGGAAGACGGCGAGATCCGCGTCCAGGTAAACAGCGGCGACCGCGACGTTGGGCCAGCGCATATCCGCGGCGTCTTGGTATTCGATCAGCCATACGGCTGCACAAGCGGCATTGTGTGTCGTCCGTGCAAGCTCAAGTGGCTGGCGGTTTATCTTGAGCGCGAAGCCAAGGCAACCTGATCCGTCGCGCCTAACCCCCTAACCCCACCCAAACACACAGCCTGCCGGCGAGAGTCGGCGGGGAGGTAGACCTATGTCCATGTCCGGACACCAGTCGCCCGTCATGGGCACCGATGAATGGCTGACACCGCCGGAGATTCTGGCAGCGCTCGGGCCGTTCGACCTCGACCCATGCTCGCCGCACGAGTCGCGCCGCCCATGGCCGACCGCTGCCAAGCACTACTGCAAGGAAGACGACGGCCTGGCCCAAGTGTGGCAAGGCCGAGTCTGGATGAATCCGCCGTTTGGCCGAGAGGCGAACAAGTGGATGCGCAAGCTGGCCGCCCACGGCAACGGCATTGCGCTGATTCCGGCGCGCACCGAGACGGCCATGTTCTTCGAGTCGGTATGGGGCGCAGCTGATGCCGTCCTGTTCCTGCAAGGCCGCCCGCACTTCCACCGCGTAGACGGCAGCCGGGCTGCGTTCAACTCCGGCGCGCCGATCTGCCTAGTTGCCTACGGGCTGGCAAACGTCGCCGCCCTGGAGCGCTCCGGTCTCGGGCACGTAACCATCGTTCAAAGGAGAGCCGCATGAAGCTGGTCATTCTGGAAAGCCCGTTTGCCGGCGACGTTGAGGCAAACATCGAATACGCCCGCGCTTGCGTCCGGGATTCCCTGCTGCGCGGCGAGGCGCCTATCGCTTCGCACCTGCTCTATACCCAGCCCGGCGTGCTGAATGACGACGTCCCGGAAGAGCGGGCGCAAGGGATTGATGCCGGCCTGGCTTGGCGCGCAGTCGCCCATGCATCGGTCGTCTACACCGATCGCGGAATAAGCAAGGGCATGGAGTACGGCATCGCTGCAGCTCAAGCCGCTGGAGTGCCGATTGAATATCGGACGCTGAGCGGCGCCGCCTAACCCCACACGCAGCAGGAGATAGACATGCACACAGACAAGGCGATAGCAGAGTTCGAGGCGTGGTGGGACCGCCAGCCGTTCCGATTTCAGTTCGAGGACATGAAGCAGCAGATGGCCAACGTGTGGGTGGCGTCGCGACGTGAGTTGGTGATTGACCTGGCATCGGCCTACCGAACTGACGAAGACGGGTATTGGGTGATTGGCCGGACAGAGGCAAGGCGCTCCATTGAGGCAGCCGGCGTAACGGTGAGGGGGTGAGCATGAGCCTGTGGCAATCATTCAAACGCCTGCCGGAGCAGGAGCAGAAGCGCCAGTTTGAAATCCTCGCCAAGTCCGACATGCAGCGAATCCGCATGGAAGTCTGGATAGAGGAAGAAGGCGAGCGCACGAACGTGTGCGTGAAGAATATCCTCGGCAAGCGCTGCAGTTACTGCGGCTGCCGGGAATTGGAGGGGTGACAGATGAAATTGAGCCTTGAGAAATGGGCGGAAGCGAACTTCGATCCGGTGCCAACGCTCAACACGCTGCGGCGATGGGCGCGGGAGGCGAAGATTTTCCCCGCCCCGGTGAAGCACGGGCGAAGCTATTATGTTGAGCCAGACGCACAGTACATCGAGCCAGGCACGCTTGCCGGGCGCATCGCGAGGGATCGACATGGCGCCAAGGCCGCGTAAGACCGGTTCGAAAGACCTGCCGCCGAACCTGTACCGCAAGACGGATAGCAGGAACGGCGCCACCTATTACAGCTACCGTGACCCGCTGTCAGGAAAGTGGTACGGGCTTGGCTCAGACAAGGCGCAGGCCGTGCGGGAGGCTGTGCACGCCAATCATGCAGGCGCGAAGATGCAGCCGGCCCTGGTTGAGCGTATTGCAGTCGCGCCGGCCCGCAGGTTCTCGGAATGGATCGACGAGTACCGCAAACTCTACGCCGAGCGAGATGTATCGGACCGCAGCAAGGAAACGGTGCGCATGAGGCTCAATCGGTTGAGCGAGGCGCTTGGGCACCTTGACACGGAAAGCATCGGGACGTTTGAGATTGCCGCCTACCTGAAGACTTTCACGGATGAAGGCAAGGCGCAGATGGCAAGAGCCATGCGGTCATTGCTGAGCGACCTGATGCGCGAGGCGATAGCGGCAGGATGGCGGAAGGACAACCCGGTCGAAGTGACGCGAGCCGCGAAGGTGAAGGTCAAGCGCGAACGGCTGACCCTGGAGCTATGGAAGGCGATCTATGCCGAGGCCAAGCAGCCTTGGCTGAAGCGCGCCATGGAACTTGCAGTGTTGACCGGCCAGCGCCGGGACGACATTGCCGCGATGCTGTTCAAGGACGTGCACGACGAGCACCTGCACATCATCCAAGCGAAGACCGGCGCCAGGCTGCGGATCAGCACGAAGCTCCGCCTGGAATCGCTCGGGCTCGAGCTTGGCGAGGTGGTTAAAGCCTGCCGGGATGCGGTAGTGTCAAAGCATCTCGTGCACCACAGCCGCACCGTAAGCCGCGCGACGCCGGGGATGCCGATCATGCTGGACACATTGACCAGCGCGTTTGCAGCAGCCCGCGACCGCGCCGGCAAGAAGGCCGGCATAGAGTTCGGAGAGAGCCCGCCGACCTTCCACGAGATGCGATCACTGGCCGCCAGATTGCACGCAGCGGAAGGCCGCGATCCTCAATTACTGCTCGGCCACAAGTCGGCAGCGATGACCGCGCTCTACCGTGACAGCCGGGGCGCCGAGTGGATCGACGTGGCATAATCTAAACAGGAGACAAAATGGCTCGCCCAAGAATTCATGATCTGCCAACCAACCTATACGTTTCGAAAGGCGCTTACCGATACAAACTCTCTACCGGCCGAGAGGTTTACTTGGGGGCCGATAAAGAGCGCGCACTCCGTTACGCAGAGGCCGCCAATAAGAATCGGGTAGGCATCGTTACGCAGCTACACAAGCGAGCCATGAAGCTGATCGAGTCTCTGCCTGATGAGCAAGAGATTATCGCCCTGTCCCAGCGGTTCGCCATCCAGTGCGGTATTTACTTTTTGATCCATAAAGGGTCTGTCGTTTACGTTGGACAGTCGGAAAACTGTCATGCACGTATTGGCGACCACACCCGCGGCGAGTATTCAAAGATGTTTGATTCCTATCATGTGATCGAATGCCACAAATCCAACCTTCACAAAATGGAAGCCCTTTTTATTGCGAAGCTGAACCCGCGATTGAATATATCCAAGGGCGCTACGGACATCAGGTTCACGCGTGCTGAGATTGGTTAG